CAACCTACCAACCAGTCAATTTCCTCTTGATATGTATTGTTCTTGCGTTCCTTGCGTATCTCTTCCGTGTACTTGAGAATGATACACATTATATTTAGGCTAGACAATCTTCCAGAATCCATAAGGATTTTCGTGGTAGTGACTTTATGCACTGGACCAAAAATACCCTCAAGAACTAAACGATGTACTTTCTTGTTATCAAGAGTTCCTGTTGTTCCAATCCTGTATGGAATTGTATCCATCTTTTCCATAACACCAGTAAGAGACTTTGCTTTAAACTGATGTGCCTCATCACCAAAGATAACTTGGAATTGTTTAAACCAAGCACGTGGTTGTAGATAGATTGATTGCCAAGTTGTAATTAAAACATCTTTAGTAAATTCTTTTGGAAATCCAGCATAGAGTTTTTGACAATGAGTTGACACTGACCAATCATTTACGCTAGAATAATCTTGAAAGTCAGAATACATCTGCTCAACAAGAGATGTAGTAGGTACGATAAGAACACACTTACGACCATTCTGAACATGCCAACGCATGACAGAGTATATAATAAAAGATTTACCTGAACCAGTAGGAGAGAGCAACAATGTTCTTTCTTCATTGATTGCTTTTTGAATAGCGTCTATTTGATAATCACGAATTTCGATCTTTTCAGGAAGATCTAATTCACGAACATATGATTCTATTTGTTCGTGTGTGATATTGTTGTTTGGTTGAAAGTCTGTCTTGTATGTTAAAAGATAATCATTTCTTTCACAGAACTGTTCAACGTAATTGATAAGACCAATGTAAAGAGTTTTTCTTACTTGGTCATACAGACGAACCTTACCATCCCACAATCTTGCTCTATACTGTGGTGTAAATCTTGCACCTGGATATTCGTATGTAAAGAAGTCAGTGAGTTCTTGTTCAACACTCGGATCACCAAAAACTCTAACGTACACATCATCTAACTTCTCAATCGTTAATGTCGTCATTACATCCCTGCTAAAAACTTCTTCCATTCAACAGCAGTTTTGATTTGCCAATCACGTGCTTTGATTTGTTGAAGGACAGATTCAAGAAAATAAATCATCGTTTCAAGATAATCCATTTTCACCTTTAATAGATTTAGGTCGTCATCACCAGTGAGAAATTCATCCATCTCATTCTTCAATGGCTTAACACCTTGCCATTGTGACCAACTAAGATCTGCTAATTCATCACGTGATAGTTCACCACGATAATAACGAAACTTATTCTTGCGTAGAAGATTGTATTCTGCTTGGAGTTTAGTATGTTTGAGTTTAACTTGCACCAAGAGTTTTACATACTTGGCATGAAGTTTGGGTGTTGCTGTGGAATTTTCTCCGAGACAATTGTCATCAATCTCGCAGTCGCTGTCCCACATTTCTTGCAATTGTTCAATATTCATAATAACCTCAATGATTTATATGACTACTATTATACCGTAGTCATTACAAAAAAGCAAATTTGTCTTACAAGAATTTGTAGTAAGTGTAGCGGAAAGTTGCACTGCCAATCAGATATTGCACATCAGTGCTTGTAGATTGGAATGTTAAACTTTCTAAAGAGATAGGGAATATATCTACAAATTGCACTGTTGATGCAACTGTATTATTTCCCTTTAGAATTGACAATGTTGCATCTGAATAGTTCTTCGCCAACTCAGTGTATCTATTCTCATCATCATTAATAAAGTCTGCATACTGAGAGTAGTTTTCTGGGAAAGATAGTGCAACTAACCAGTTGTGTATTGCCTTATAGTTTCTCATCTCAGAATCAATTAGGAACTGAACTTGTAATTGATCAAACACTGCCATCTCTCCTGGAATTGGATTGATAGAGAATGGTGTGCTTTGCTCAGGAGAACCAATTGATAATGTTGGTAAGTTTACCTGTTGGCAAAAGAATGTTAAATCTGGTAACTTTAAAATATTAAAGTTGAACCCATTCGGCGACATCGGTGTGATGTTCGCTGGAACTGGGCAAGAGATAGTGTTTTGATTTAGAGTAGCCATACTATTATTTAGGAATAAAAAAGAGGGATCCGAAGATCCCTCTTTAAGTACCGCTTCTATGTCGGTTTAGTCAAAAACTGACTAAAAGATTACATTAGGTTAGTAACCTTAACACGACGATAGTAGTAGTTTACGTCAGCAGTTAGGTTGTCCTGACCAGCAGTGCCATCGTCTAGGTTAACGAATGGGTTAGCAACTAGACCGTAACGAGTCTTGAAGCCAATCTTTGGCTGGAAGCTGTTTGGATCAACTGCACGAACCATTTGTAGAGGAACGTATGGGCAGTAGAACAAACCAGCGTCAAATGCAGAAGTACCTTTGTAACCAACTACGAAGAATTGAGTTGCAGATACGTTTGCAGTATATGGATCAACATAAACTTTGTACTTGCCATTTAGAACACCAGCGAAAGTAGTGCTTGTGTCATCAATGTTCAAGTTGCTGTTGCCTTGTAGAGCAGGAGTGTAGTCTAGAACACCAGCCATCGCTAGAGCAGACGCTACGTCAGCTGAAGTGATGATGAAGTTACCACGACCACGACGAGTTTGCTGACCAATCGCATTTGCTTCACGCTCGATTTGGAACATCAAACCTTTGAACTTCTCAACAGACCAACGACCATTAGAATCAGTGTCTAGGTCGAAAGTACCAGCAGCAGTAGTACCAACTGCAGCACCTGGCTTAGCAGTCTTGTAGATTGTGCGGATAACTTCACGATTGATCTCAGCAAGGATCTCAGTTGAAAGGATGTTGCTTAGCTCACCTTCAGCATCAAGACCATGAACGCTCTTCATGTCTTGTGCAAGTTCAACAGAGTACTCAGCTTTTAGAGCACGAGTCTTTGCAGTAACAGAAGTCTTCTCGATAGAGAATGCCATCTGACCGAAAGAACCATCGCCTGAGCCACCTTGACCAAGACGCTCAGCTGCGCTAGTTGCTAGACCAGTACCAGTAGTCTCAGAACCACCGAAGTCATAAACACCACTGTGAGTGCCAGTACCAGAGAAATCAGTATCTGCTTCGTTGAATAGAGCCTCAGTACCACCTTGAGTGCTGTAGCGTGACTTCATTGCGAAGATCAAGCCAGTTGGTTGAGTCATTGGCTGAACACCAGCAACATCATAAGCGATAAGTTGTGGCATTGCACGACGAACTAGGCTGATAAGAACTGGATCGAACTTAGCGAAACCACCAGTGTCAGCATAAGAGCCAACTGCGTTTGCTGGAGCAGCTTCGAAAAGTGCTTCACGCTGTTTAGCCATCTCACGCTCTTGGTTCTCTAGGAGAACTGCAGTAACTTCTTTACGATAGTTATCTTTGATTGGGGATGCACCCTCGTGTTCGAGGATTGGAGCCCACTTTTTAACTAAATCTTGACGATTCATTTTAATTCCTTTTTATTTAAGTTTGTTAAGTGCAGTTAGATATGCTGACATTTGAGGATCAAGATCAACTTTCTTCTCTTCTGTCAATGACTCTACTGGAGTGTCAGTAACTACAGACTTAACATCTGCGGTTGATTTGTTTGTGAAATAATTTTCACGGATAGTCTTTACTTTGGTCTCAAAAGATTCTGCATCTTCGTATGATAGCTCTTCAACTAATGCATTAAACTTTTCAGTTTCTGTATCAGTCAAACCTTCGCTAACTGTCTTAACGATTTCGCTGCGTTTTTGCTCAGCGATAGTTTTAGACATATCGATATTAGCAGCAACTTGTTCATTAAGTTTTGCTTCTAATTCTTCGATCTTAGATTCCATTTCACCAAGCACGTCATAACGCTCTTCTGGAACATCAATGTAGTGCTCTTCAAATAGATTCTTCATACCAAGAACGAAACTCTCAAGAATTTCAGACTTCATACCACGATCAAGGGCAATTTCATTTTGTGTCATCCACTGCTCAGCTACATAGCCGAGATATCCATCAACCTGTTCAACTAGACCCTCTACATTCTTTGCAACTTGCTCAGCAAGTTTACCTTCGAATTCTTCTTCTAAGCGAGCAACTTCTGCTTTGACACGAGTCATAACAGCTGCTTCAAAAATAGTAGTTGCTTTTGCTTTAAATTCTTCAGAAAGATTTTCGCCATTTAGAAGTGCATCAACGTCTTCTTTAACACCTTTTAGATGACTTGGCTCTGCAGCAACTGCGCCTTTGGTAGCTGCGTTTTCTTTCTTAGAAGTGCCACCTTCTGCTTCCTTCTCATCTTCGACATTGTTGCGAGCATTGTCTGGATTTGGATTTTCTGGAGCAGGTTTGACAGCTTCCTCTTCAATTCCTTCTTCTGTAATCTGCTCAACAGTCTCATCAGCTACTTGCTCAGCAAGTTTAGCTTTTTTAGATTCTGCTAAGAGATCAGCAATTTTTTGTTCGATTGACATCGTTTTCTCCTGTAACTGGATAGTTCTATTAAATTATTTATTATTTATCTGATTTTACTCAGAAAATCTTGGAAAGCACGCATTTTGGCTTCCTCTAGATTCTTTGAAGAAGTTCTACGAATAACGTGTTTAACTTCTTCTATATGTTTTTCCACAAACTTTCCATCAACAAATACCCACTCCTTATTCTCCATTATACCACGAACATATGCGTCTGGAGCAGATGGGTCTGCAACGATGTCTGCTGCTGTAGACAGCATAAAATCGTCTTGAACAATGGAAACACCTTCGTTGTTTGTAACGAGTGAACCAAGTGCTCTACTAGAAACTCCAAGATTCGCACCGCCATCTAAAAGACCACGTGCAATTTGACCCATTGGTGTTTCTAAAATCTTCGCTTTACCAACATAATTAGTTCCCTCTTTGCGCAAGGAAACAATAAGGTGTGATACTCTGTCGAGATTAATTGATGGTGTATCTGGGTGACCTAATTCACCGTAAGCACGATTAGTTTCGACTTGTTCTTTAATATAACGAGCAACTTCTTTATCCATTACTCGTTCTTCATACATGCGTTTGTTGCGATTAACAATATTGGATTGAAGAAAGATACCTTCAATAAAATATTCTTTACCTTTGCCAAGTTTAGATTCTGTAACTAACTTGACTGACTCTGTAACTTCTTTAATGAGTTTCATGTTTATACCTTATCTGGAGAACCACTTAGTGTTGTAGATGCACCAACTCGAGTAACATCATCATATGCACCATAAACAGCAGTCTCAACTTTTGTAGCATAACCACCGACTTTACGTAGAATTAAATATAGTTGTGCTTCTGCGCCAGCAATATTTACAATAATATCGCTGGTATTTTCAGTAGTATCAACATAACCACTTCCTGCAGCAAAATCAATACTATCTGCGCCACCACCTGGAAGTGTTAAAACATTTACTGAATTTCTTGTAATAGTAATACTAGCAGTTGCTAATCCAACCCACTGGCAACCAGCAATATTAACAGTTTGTGTTGCGCCATCTAATGCTTGTGTAGATGCTAAACAATCAGTTTGAAGATCAATAGTTGCTCCACCAGAAGTTCCAGCAACTTTAATCACTGTTTCATTATTAGTGTTTTTAAGAATAGTCTTAGTGACTGCCATTTTATTCCTCTAATTTTTCTATTACATGCATAAAGTTTTGTTTACTCTCACGCATGTATTTAATAATATCAGATTGATTCTGTAACAAATTATTTAGTCGCTCTTGCGTACCCTCATCAATTGCTACAATAGAATCGTCATCAAGAACATAATGCAGTTTACCTTCTACTAGATTGTCCAGTTTATTTAATTTACGAATCTCTTGTACTACTGGATCAATACTAAAAATGCGAGAGGAAGCAAGTTGTATATAATTTTCTATAAGAGTATCTGTTATTTTAACATCATGATATTCTTTAATAATAGTAGCGACTTTATTTTCTGATATATCTTCGTATAGTTCAGTAGAGATTTGTTCTTCTAATTTTTTAGAAATATGCTCTTGTTTAATGTATTGTCTTGCTTCCTCAATACTTGTAAATTCTGTTTCTTGCTTGTTAATCCAAATTTTACCATCTTCTGATTTTTCAATCAGTTGTTGATAAGACCTAATGCTTTCAACAACATCAGGTCTTTTTAAAGATTTGGTAAACTGAGAATAAAACATTAGCTAGTCTTTTTAACAGCGTTCGCTTTTTCTGCACGTTTCTTAGCAAGTAGGGTTTCTAGACCAGGATTAGTATATGCAGCTTCTTTCATTTCTTCTTTATCCTCGTCTTCATCTTCTTTGTTTTCTTCACTTTCATCTTCATCTTCTTCATCGTCTTTTTTAGATTCTTCAGAGACTGCTTCTTGTCCTTGTGCAAACATGCTTTGTGCAACTTCCATACGACGAGCATCTAGCATTGGTGCTAGTTTTTCTGCCATTGCTGCAGCAAACGCTGATTCTGTTTCAATAGCATTTCCTTGTGCAATTGCATCAATTAAATTTTCTACTGTTTCTCTCATGTGTGTCTCCTATTAATTTGGCCAAGTGCCAGTTTTTAGTTTGGTCACTTTTGCTGGCTTTTCTTCAGTTTGATCAACAGGAACATCTTCTTCCTGCTGGTCTTGTTCGTCTTGTGGTTGTTCTTCTTGTGGCTCGGTATTTTGTGCCATATAATTCTGTGTAGCAGCTTGCTGAGCACCATCTAACATACCAGCTTTTTCAGCTTGAGACATTTGAACTTCAGATTCTTGTTCAATCTCTTTATCAATCTGCTCAATCTGTTCTTCATCCAAACGAAGAACATTCTTCTTAACCCATGCTTGACTATAATACTTACCAACATACGGATCAAGTTGTTGCAATGCTGTCAATCTTTGTCCTAGAATCTCTGCATCTTTTAGTTCAGAGAAGTGATTGTCTTCGATATAATCATATTTGATAAATGGACGAAGTTCTTCCCACTCATCAGCACGAATAATACCTTTTGCAATCAATTGAACTCTTAATGCATCAGAGAACAACACGCTAAATTTTTTACGAAGTCTAACGATAAATTTGTTAAACTTAACTTCATCACGAGAAATCTCTTGTGAACGACCAATACTAAAACCTTGCTGTGGTTGCAAGCGAGAAATTGGAACATTCAACGCATGATAAAGTTTATTCTGAAAATACTCGATGTCTTGAATCTCGCCAAGATTTTGTCCACCTGGAAGTGTGGTAATTTCTGTACCCTTACCACCTTCACGACGAGGCATCCAGAAATCTTCCATCATGGATAAATGGCGACGATCGTCACGTGTTTCACCAGTAGTTGCATCATAAACAATCTTGTTACGGAACTTGTTCATAATGTCAGAGACATACTGCTCTGCTTTTAACTTTGGTAGATTACCTACATCAATGTAGAAAATTCTACGTTCTGGTGCACGACTAATTCGATAGATGACTAAAGAATCTTCAATCATCTTTAATTGATTTACTGGTTTGATCGCTTTGTGTAGATATGATAAAGCCATACCTGTATTCTGATCAACTAAACCAGATGGGCAATACAATACAGAATCAATTGCTAATTTAACACCCTGTGTCGTTTGCTCAGTTATTCCTTTGTCGTTGTAAAGATAATATTCTTCGATTTCTTTTACAACATCAACACCTTGTGGTGTTCTTTCTTTTTTAATGTTTTTAATGCGACGAATTTTACGAGGATCAATGTAACGTAGTTCTACGATACCTTCTTTGATTCGCTCTTCATTAATAAGAATTTGATAATATATTCTTCCGTCAATGTACCAACTGCGGAAGATCTCGTGTGCTCTTTCGTCAAACTTTAAGAGTCTTTGTATATTATCAAATTCTTCTCTAATCTTTGTTTTGATAGAGGAAGATAATTTTAGTTCATCTAGATTTAACTCAACAGGTCTTTTCTGTTCATCAGCTACAATTGATTCATTAATAATATCTTCAATTGCATTATCACAATCTGAATACTGTGCAATCTCACGATATCTACGTAGAAGGTCATTTTCATTTTTGATAATACCTTCTAAATCCATGACCATACCGTAGTACCCACCAGCATTTACGCCAGTGTTTACTACGGTTGCGCCTGTGTCAACAGAACTAGGAGTTACAACTGATTGCAACTCCTGTTCTTTCTTACGCTTTATCTCAAAGCCAAAAATTTGCATAATGTAATTACCTTAAAAATTATTAAATTGGTAGCGTACCGATTGGAGTGTCGATAGAAACATTGACACCAAATCCAGAAACAGCACCAGTATTTGAAGTAAAGAAGTTGTAAGTAAACTCCACATCAAATTGTTCAATAGCGTTTTGTTGTTCGTAGTCTAGAGCAACTGCAGAAATAGTAGTTGGATATGCATCCACAAATGTATAAGACTTGATAGTTGCACCATTACGATCTAGTTGGTGAACTCTTAGGTCTACTTGATAGTCACGTGGGTTAACACGACCATTTGTAGCATTGTAGTTTTGCACACCAGATTGCCACTGTTCTAAAGCATTACGGATACCAAAAGTAGTATCATTGTAAATTGTAACAGTCCATGGTTGGAATGTACGCTCGCCAGCAAAGTTAACTGGACGACCACGATAAAGAACAGGAATGTTCTCTATTGTTGATGCTGGAAGCTGTGCAGCTTTACATAAAAACTGCGCTCTCTGACCAGCAACGACCCCAAGTGTTGCATAAGAAGGGAAAGTTAGTTCGACACGGAATTGATTAGGACGTGCACCGCCACCAATCATCTGCGCCTTGAAGTCAGCAATATTTGCCATTTAAATCTCCTTGTGTTCTTTTCTTTATTTATCTGTTAGGTATGGGGAGATTTTGTCTCCCCATTTTCAATTAACCACCAATTTCGCTAAAGTTAATAGCAGAACGTGCAGCAACGAATGTCAGAGTAATAAAGTTGATAGAACGATTTGGTTTAATGAAGATATCA